AACAATTCGTTGCTTTGCTCTTTGAACAAGTAAGTCAAACTCTGCTGTCTTTTCATCCACTCGGCGTAGTTTCTTTCGCCAGAATTGATAATTTCTCCAATCCATAGGTTCTGTGGGTTATCGGTGGCAGTGAAATTGGATACAAGAAAATCTACGACTTCCTTATCACTATATTTACGCGAAGTTTTTTCAAACCAATACTTATCCTTTCTCTTATTAAAAGAGGTTACACTGGCACGGGTTTTAGCACCGTACTTGAAAAAATCATACTTTGGATTAGTAAAGTGATTTTTTAGTGAAAGATAATGTTGGTAGGTTTCAAAGGGGCTCACTTTCAGCATCGACTAATTCAAGATCTTCAATACAATCAACTGTAACTTCATGGTCGGCAATGCGATACCAATGCTTATGTACACCAAGAGTATCTGGATAAAAACCCAAATACTCCAAGTCATCACATTTATTTTCACGCAACCATGCTTGTAGGCGATGGTGCATTAATTCATCACGAGAAATCATAGAGGAAGTTTTGCTCTTGAGGTCCGCTTCATAAAGTTAAGACGTGTTGCGTCCCACTTCAACCTCTCTTTAAGAGGTTTTGAAACGAGTTTCGTAACAGATTCTACCTCAAGATTATTGATCTCGCAATAGTGGACAATTGCGTCAATATAATTAAGGTTTTCTTCTGCTACGATTTTTTCGATTTCTAGTGCAAATTTAGAAGGTGTCAAAAATTTACTTTCTATTGCTTGTTCTAGTTCCTTATTTGGTTCCATAGAGTTCCAGTTTATCTCTAACAAACTTTCTAACGTATTCGGTGAGAAGTTTGATGTACTTTGATTTGTCTCGTTCTTCATAGACGACGCATTCTCCATTTTCACATGCCATGATAATTACAAGTTTTTTGACTGAAATACCAGTCAGTTCATACAACATACAACCGTATGCCATACATTGTACAAAGTAGTGTTCGATCCACTCTCGTGGTTTGGGTTTTTTAGAAGTTTTAAAATCGATTATCGCTAACTCGCCGTCGTATTCGGCAATACAGTCAACGGTCCCAGCAATGCCTAGTTGCTTACTATATAGGGACCCTTCTAAAGCGTAAATATTATTTATACGTTTTAGGTCTGTTTTTGCGATCTTGAATAAGAAATCTGACATTGGTTGAACCTTTGGTAGTTCCTCATTCTTGAGGTGATGTTCTACCAAGGTGTGCATATCTGTACCACGACTTGTTGCTTTTTTCGTGATACGTTCTGCTTCTTCTTCACCAACTTTTTTTCTCCAGTTAATGAAGATCTCCTTATTAAAATGACTGGTCACCGAAGTAATCGAGACCAGTCGGAGAAGTTCTTCATCATCAGGAACTTTATAGTACCTTACCCCATCAATAGTCTCCCTCTCAAGTTGAGGGAGATCAATATCAACATGATTGAACATTAAAAACCTGCTTCCATTTTTGCAATAATGTATTCTTTAACGAGACCAGAACGTACAATGTCATCTACACCAAATTCAATTAGATCAAAGGATGGCATTTTACGCAGAATATTCATAAAATCATGAATACCATTACGCTCGTTTGACTTCTGCAAATCAGACTGAACGGCATCACCGCAGAAGCAAATTTTGGTATTTTCACCAACACGAGTAATTATACTATCTAATTCATGAAAATTCAAGTTTTGATATTCATCAACGATAACAATAGCGTTATCTAAGGTAGTACCACGAAGGAACGAAGTAGACCAGAACTTGATAGTTTCTTGTGACTTGAGATTACCATAGAGCATCTCAAAGTCAGCATCACTAGGCATCTGGAACATGTACTTCACCATATTCTTATATGGAATTTGGTAAATGTCTGCCTTATCTTCATGGGATCCAGGGAGGAAACCAATCTCTCTGGTTGCTACAAGCGAGCGTACAAGGTAGATACGCTCATAAGGTGTAGTTTCATCCAACACATCTTGAAGTGCGTTGTAGAGCGTAATAAAGGTCTTACCAGTACCAGCACAACCATAAGCAACAATGTGCTTACCATCTTTATATGACTCAAACAGAGTTTTTTGGTTTTCTGTGAGTGGTTCAATATCGACCAAATAATCAGCATTGAGAGGTTTCTTCCTCTTCATCTGCTTTGCCGTGAGTCCAACCCCGATAGGTTGCTCTGCAGATGATCTTTTTCTTCTTGCCATTAGATTTTCTTTACTCTAGAACGAGGTGCTTTTGCTGCTTTACCTAGGACATCATTCCAACCAGGATTTCTAGCGATGAGTTTGTCTCGCCACTCTCCAACTTCCCCAGGTTGTGGACAGGTTGATGGATCCGACCAATCCCGTTGCCAATCGGGATTGTCTTTACACCATTGAGACCAGTCGTGAACACTCATTACCACTTCTTTTTGTTCACCAGTTTCTTTATGAATAACAGGATAAGTCGCCATAGTTACGAATTCAAGATATTTTATTTAGATCCACTCCAGTGCTTCGGCAACTGTGGGAAACTGCTCTGAGAAGATCTTCTTACATGCCTCTGCGATCTCCATGTGCTCCTTTTGAGTGCCATTAGCAGAGCGCAGTTGGATATAATGAATCCATGAACGGCACGAACCACTCATGTAAAGGCGCGTAGGAGTCGCCAGAGGAAGTACAAAGCGAGCACACTCCTTTGCGATACCTTCATCCAACATCTCTCTATACAAATCCATAGACTGTATAAAGAGTTTTTGCATCTTCATCTCAAACTTCTGTTGGACGAAAGAATCAATGTCATCAATAGAATTCTGACGATTCTTGGTATCCTGACGGCGAAGTTCTGGGAGCGGGATCGTCTCTGCGAGTAGAGAAGAATCGGCATAACGTTGGGAAAACTCTTGATATGTAAAAGAACGGTGACGCAAAATCTGAGCCGCCAGACCACGAGTAGTCTCAATCTCCAGAGTCATAAAACTCTGTTCAAACACAGACCAGTGATTATGTTTAATACAATAACCCAACAGCTTTGCGTAGTTGGGATTTTCCTGATTATTGGGATTTGAGACACGGGCAACATATGCCATTGTCTGTTCTGCATCAGGGGTTACACTAACCAGTTTTACGCTCATTTACCAAATCCTTTTGATGTTTTCTTTTCGATTTCTGCGAGTTGCTCTTTCAACTCCCTGAGTTGTGCTTTCATCTCTATGATCTTTTCTTCAGTGTAGAGATGATCCTGCTTGATTAAACGCTCAAGCAACTTGATAAGTCTTTTAGATCTACTAACCATTAGTCTGGGTATCCGTCATCGTCATCAAAGATTTCATCATAATCATGAAGTGTCTGGTCTTTAAACTCTAAGTAACTTTGAGTATCAGAGTATACTTCTGCTTTAAGAGAATCAACCAACAGTTCAAGATTACGGACGATAAGTTTTAGTTTGTCTTTGTCCATAAGATACTATTCTCTCAACTCATTTTACACAAAAAAAGAGGGGGTGTCAATCCCCCTCAAATCTTAGAATTTTTTCAAACCATTCGTCCAGATGGACTAGGTAACATGACCAATAGTTGCAACCTCTGTATTTTAATTGATAACAGGCAGGTGGTCTGTTATCTTTATCCATATCATCATAATGATATGTGTAATTTTGCATTACTTACTCAGCAATAGTACTTCGGCATAAATGAGAAGCATAAATGCAGTCGAACCTAAAACGATTCCACTGATTAAACTAATCACTTTTTCCCTACCTGGCAGTGACCCGCCATACAGAGAACTGCTTGATGACGCTTTTGTTCTTTTTGCTTCTGCTCTTTAATGAGTTGAAGCACATTGAGTTTCTGCATCACTTATCCTCCTTGACAAACTTAATGCCACGATAGGCTTCGTTGTGCTGTTGAGGTTGCTGTTGTGCTTGTCTTTGCTCACGACGCTCTACAGTATCGTATGCTTGACCACGATAAACGACTTTAGACATTGGTTTACTCCAAAGAAATGAGATTGTTAAATCCCGTTCCTTCGGGCGGTTTGCGTTCGCTATTTGCGAATAGCGAATGAACGTTCCGTTCCGCCGTCCTACTTGCGTCCTATTCTTCTACCTCTGGAAAACAGGCAGGATCAGTCCCGTCTGCAAATCTGGCAATGAACTCAATCTTTTTCCAAGAAGAAAGAGATTCAGTTCTTACCGTCCTTTCCACCAACCATTCAAACTGCTCACAAGTGAGAAGCATCTTTGGTTCTGGTTGGGCGATTGCCAGTAGGAGAGGTAGAAACATAGGATGAACGTAAGGGTATTATACCCCTGTTGAGATTATTTAGCAAGTGAGTTTTGTAAAATGTGATACAAAACCTTACAGAGCAAAAATTTTGCCGGGATTTTTTCCCCCGATCAGGGAAATCACTTCCGCTTTTTCTTTTCGGGTGACTTGTATCCCCAGAGCTTAGGGTTAACTCTACCCTGCCCATACTCTATCGACTTAAGTCCATCACGAAACTTATCCCAATACATATCAAATACATTGACCTGCTTTGCTGATCTGGTCAAATCAAAACAAACCTCACCATCAACTTCATACTTTACAATACGCGCATCGTTTGGTGCTTCTTTTGTACACACCTGCTCCCAAGTTCCATTCTCGATGAGAATTTCGCATCCGTATTTCTTCTTGGAATTTTCTTTTTCGGCAGGTGTCCAGTTATACATGAGATCTTCCTTTACAGGTGCCTCCTCAGACACCTTTGTTGTATTTCTTGGCATAACGAACACTCCAATTTGTATTATATATTACGAACGACCTCCCCATTTAATATCTGGGTAAGCTTCCGCAACAATTTCTTTGGTAATCTTATACTTTTCTCCAAGTCTCTTGTCCTTAGTGAGAATAAGGATCTCCGCTTCAAGTGGATGAAGTCCTTGGAGAATATTGATAAACATAGTCTCTCTACGAAGAGAACTCAACGCATCGTTACCACCTTTAACAAAGTTGTAGAAACGCTTGAACTCTTTACGAATAGAAGACTTACCTTGATCCTGTGATCCAAGAGAGTTAGAGCCCAACTCATTCATCTTAGAGACAGCATCATTCACTTTCTCAGACAGAGTGCCACTGAAAGAGTTCTGCTCATCAGTTCCAGCATAAGGAACATCACCAGGAGGAAGCAAACTCACTACACTCTCATCAAAGTTCCAGATAAGAACAACTTTAGTGGCAGCATCATTGAACTTCCTCAATGCCTCAACCTTTCGTGCCTTTGTTGTTTCTTTAGAGACAACATTTAGGATCTCATACACAAAGGGATTGGTAGGAAGATTGGGGATTGGTTTTGGTGCTACCTTTGGTTTTGCTGGAGTCTTGGCAGCAGTTTTTGCCTTACTCGTCGATGTCTTCGTCGTCGTTTGTTTCGTAGTCATGATAGTTTTCAAAGTTAAATGCAATTACCTCATCTGGAATCAGGTTACCCTGACTGTCAAACATTTCGGGGTGAGGTCTTGGTACTTCCCGATAATTCATCATGTATTCTCTTGCCACCCAACCTACCATTACTCCCACTATTAGAAACAATACGGTTAAAAAAGAACCGAAAACTAAACTAATTGCGAGCATTTTTCTTACCTCGGGAAACTACTTTTCTCTTCCTTGTTTTTAAGGAGAACTCAAAATAGATGGTAACTTCCCGATTTAGAAAGCAAACCATCTTTTCAAAGATGATATGGAACGGTTGAGTCTGCTTTCTTTTTCCTCCATGAAGAATAAGTTCAACGCCACGATTAACGCGGATCTTATTTTTATTTATGTTGTCATCAGACGATTTGTTGTTCTTTGAGGAATTTGATTGTGTCAACGGATCCTCCTAGTTTCTTTTCATCACAAATTACTTGAGGGAATGTTGATCCTTCCCCAAACTCGGCATAGAACTCTTCTCTAGTAAAGTCCTCACCAAGAGTATACACGACAAAGTTACTTCCTGTCAACTCCAATACTGATTTTACTTTGTGGCAATATGGACATTCTTCTTTTGAATAAACTGTGAAATTCATAGTTAATTATAAGATTTACATTAATTTATATAAGAAAAAAGGGGGGGGTTTAATCCTCCTTTATTATAGCATTATAGCATTAATTTTTATTGGAAAAATCAAAGAGCAATCATGATTCAGAGGGTTTAGGATATTTTTCCTTGACCGCAAGACACTTTTGTATGTATTCTTCAATTTGATTCTGATCACCTTTTACAATACCATCCAGATAATCTCTAAAGTCTGGATACTCTGCAACACGAAGCTCTTGATATTTTTTTGATTCTTGCTCTAGTTTTAATCTTCCAAGTTCAACCTCAACTTCTTCTTTTGTGAATTTTGACTCACCTATCCATTCAATACCTTCGTAAGTGTTCCCTACGACTCTGAGAATATCAGAACGATTTCCTCCAAGTGATTCAATAACATCAAACATTGAAATAATCATTTTAGTCTACCTCCATGAGTGTGATGCGGGATGGTGCAACAATAATAGATCCCGTGTTTGAAAAGTCTAGTTTAGCACTAGTCCAGTAGTTGGTGGTTGTATTTTGAGATCTCGCAAAAACTTCATAAGTTGTAATTCCAACCGTTGATGGGGAATCAACATAATGGAAAGATACTGTTGTACCATAATCTTGTCTGCCAACCACAGTTCCTACATATAATCCTGTTTGATGAATCATCAATGAAGTTCCATTTCTTCTCAAATCTATTTCCATCTGTTGAAAATCTACCGAAGCACCTTTATTCATATAAACAGGAACAGACACATCTACATAAACTTTTTTAGATGTGTTTATAGGTGTAATTGTTGTTGATAGTCCAATAGTCGCAAATGTGGCATTGTGTGCTACTAAAGATGTAGTTGTGGCAGAAATTGGAACCTTAACATTATCTAGATTAGTTCCATCACCATAATAGGTCGTAGCACTTACAACGCCAACAACATGAAGTTTCGTTGTTGGATTTGTGGTTCCTATGCCAATATTAAAGTTCTCATTACCATTGATCCAAT